TTCAATGGTAAGAGGGGAACAACTTTTAAACTTAATTGAATTAATTGTAAAGTACTTAATTACACACGTTCACCCCTATCATGGAATGGCTCCAAATTCTGTTGGATTGGATGGAACCCAATCACAAAAAATACTTGCAGAATTATTTAATGCTACTGAAACCATATTAAACAAAAACTTACGAATTAACTGATATTTATTTATAATGTCAGTACACAAATCGTATTTAAGCAAAAACAACACTATTATTTACAATAGTACAACAAACACAGGACTAAATCCTGTGACTGAACTATTTTTTGGTAGAGCCGATAACGTATTATCAACACCAGGATACTCAAGATTTATTTTTGATATTGATTTAAGTCAATTACAACAAAAAATAAGTGATGGTGTAGTCTATACAGGTAGCCCAATGACTCACAAATTAAAAATGACAAATACAATCATGTTTAATTATGAGTTATTAAATACAACAACATCCGATAACAGAAGAAGGGCGACAGCATTTGACTTAAGGGTTTTTGATATTCCTAAATTAAATTACACAGGAAGTTCTCAGACTTGGGACGAAGGTGTTGGATATGATTATTATAATAATAATACCCAAAACACATCAAACTCAAGTTTAACATCAAGAAACTATAGGGATAATGATAAATCATATTCAAATAGACCCTCTAATTGGTACGGTAGAGACCTTATAAATAATTGGAGTACGCCTGGTGTATATAATAATGATAATAGTGGTACAGGGACAACTATAAATTATTCAGGATTAACTCAAAGAGGTTTACAACATTTTGAATTCGGTAATGAAAATCTTGAAATTGATATTTCAACAGTAATTAATAGTATTATAACGGGTAACACCACAACAACAGGTTTTATTTTAGCCTTTTCACCACAATTAGAAAATTTAACAGGTTTAACTGAAAATTATTCTGTTGGTTTCTTTACAAGACACACACAAACTTTTTATGAACCTTATTTGGAAACCACTTATGATGATTTAATTCTTGATGATAGAACAGCATTCTTTGAGAATAAAGTAAATAAGTTATATCTATATTCATACATCAACGGAACACCAACCAATTTTGATTTTAACCCTAAAGTTAACATTGAAGATTCAAATGGTGATTTAATACCATCATTAACAGGTTTAACAACCGTAAGACGCACTGAAGGTGTATATGAATGTACGGTTCCCGCTTTAACAGGATACTCAACACCATGTCAATTTAGTGATATTTGGAGTGGTGTAACAGTCAATGGTGTGTCTTTAGGTGATATTACAAATGATATTATATTAAGACCGGCATCTGAATATTATCAAATTGGTCCATTGGCTAAAGACCCTGTTTTATATGGTTTTGAATTTTCAGGTATAAAACAAGATGAAAAAATATTAAATACTGATACACGTAAAGTTGTTGTTACAATAAAACAAGCTTACACATCAAATGTAATATATCCAAACTTTAAAGCCTATTACAGATTATATGTTAAAGAAGGTACCACAGAGGTTATTGTTCAAGATTGGACAAGAATAAATCAAACACCAAATGAATATTATTTTATCTTTGATACTAAAGATAAAATCCCTAATGAATATTATGTTGACATCAAGGTGTTAACTTCAGGTGAAGTAGATACTTATAAAAGACAATTAAAATTCCAAATAGTTAACCAAAAATGAAAAATATAAATGAATTAGATGTTGCCAGTATATTAAAAAACTTAGCTGGTGACACCGCGAGAAACGTATTAACAAGTATTCCAGGTGTAGGTACCGCTGTAGGTATTGGAGCGTCTGTGAAAAATTACAGTGAATTAAACGATGATTTAGAAAGATATAAAGAATTAAAAGCATCTATAGTAAATGACGGAGACATTCAATCAGATACTTTAGAACAATTACTTGATGTTCAAGACGAATTAGAAGTTGATTTTATTGATTTATTACAATCAATCGTTGGTATAACTAGTATTCCCGGATTGGGATTTATTACACAAGGTTTAGGACCCTTATTAGTTAAACTAAGTATTGAAGAAATACTTGAAAAAATTAGTAGTATTATACCAATTGATAAAGATGCTGAGAAATCAATGATTCCGTATTTAGCGGCAATCAAAGACATTGAAGATTTAAAAATAAAGGCTGATGAACTTGAACCTCTTTCAAAAGATGCGGATGCTTTTATGGACCAAATGTTGGAAAGAAATAATTTAGAAGAAGGTAGAAAAAAAACAGGAACTAAATTATGTGCACGTGGAAAAGCCGCCGCTAAAGCAAAATTTGATGTTTATCCATCAGCGTATGCTAATGGATACGCAGTACAGGTCTGTCAAGGTCGTATAAAGGGATTAGACGGAAAGAAAAGGTCCTCAGGGGCATATTCATAACAAAATAAAAAAAAGGGGTTTTAAGACCCCTTTTTTAATGAATATAGAATTGTGTTAACCCATTGTTTGGTTTTGTCACCTCCGAGCAATAAATAATTTACATCAGCCGTTTCTGACTCATTTAAAACATTTTTGTTTAATGATTTATGAAGCTCTGTAATCATTTTTTCGGTGAATGGAACTCTGTTGTACAAATTTTTAATTACGGTCAAATTTTCGTTGACACCTTTTTTTTTCATCTCGTATAAAATTTTACCAGCTAATTTTGATAAAGTAATCGGTGGTAAATAATTAACAGATTCTTTCGTTGTTTTGTAAGACGAGTAAACAGGTTTTTGTCCTTTACCTGTTTGTGTATCCGCTTTTTCCGCCTTTCTTTTCTTAGCACAAGCGGCTCTTTTCTGAGCGTCACTCATACTAGCAGCAACACCTTTGGCCCTACATTTAGGATATGACTTTGGGTCAGCATCTGGTCTTCCACAAGGAGGGTGTCCACCACCTTCTTTTTTTCTACATATATTAACCCAAGGACCAGCGGGTTGTTTAGAACCTTTTGGTTTTTTCTTAGTTCCAAACCAAACCGCCAAGTCTTCATTTACAGTATGTACATCATGTATTTTCACGTCGTAACTACCGTCTTTATCTTTTTCCCATACACCAATAACTTTTGATATATTGTTTTTTAAAGTTTTTTGTTTTTTTTCTTTATTGGCAGGGTGTTTTGAAAATTCAGTGTACGGACCTAATTCTGATTCTTTCCATTTTTTTAAACCTAACTCAATTGGACCGTTGTACATGCCGGCGCTTATTGACGTACTACTGGTTTCAGTAATTTTTATATACTCATTAAGAATATCTTGAATTATTACTTTATTATCCATCATTTTTTTACGATTATTATATATAAATATCTTACTATGATTAATAACAACACAAAACTATTTGATTTTTTACAATATAACTCAAATGATGAACTTGAAAAAATAATTAATTCTATAGAAAAGGAACAATCTTTATTCTATTTAATACAATCTGTAAAATCAGCATATAAACGAGGTTGTTTTACATTAGAAGAATCTGAAATTATTTCAAAATCGTTACGTGTTTTAAGTACACCCGATAAAAAAGAAGAGGCATAAAAAAAGGGACAATTTCTCGTCCCTTTTTTATTTCATTTAGAAAAGATTATCTCAATTCTCTTAAGTCAAATGTTCTAACACCATCAACTGTGATTTTACCGTAGAAACGGTTGTTCACCATCTTCTTAGCGTATCTTGTCATGATACCTTTGATAGGTGTGAAGTTGAATGGGTTATACATTGTTGGAGTCAATTGTAATGGTACGTATGGTGCGTACACATAACCTGTGTCTAACAATGAGTTACCTTTATGACCAATCAATACTGTGTTTGGTGGGAAATAAGGGTCTCTGTAAACTTGGTATCTACCAGCCAAAGTTCCAACTCTTTCAATACCCATGTTATATTGGTCTTGCTCAGGAGCTGCGTTTGATACGTGGAAGTATTCCAAATCATCAAAGATTGCACTGATTTCAGAAGAAACAACAATCCAGTTAGCTCCACCTCTCAATGTTGATTTGTGGATTTGAGCTGAAAGTTGGTTGATTGCAGTAATCAATGTTTGGTTCCAATCTTTTTGTGTGTATTGTGTTAATGGATTTGCAGTTGTACCTCTTTTCCAACCGTTGTAATCCCATCTCAAAGTCCATGCTGCACCTTTTCTCAAATCTCTCAAGATTTCTCTATCAATTTCTGCCGCAACTTGCTCAGACAATAAAGCTGTTAATTCAGCTTCAGCGTCAATGTTGTGGAATGCTGCAACGTCTTGTGCTAATTCAGGAGACCACTGTGCTCTCAATTTTCTTTCAGTTACAGAAACTGTTACTGATTCCAAATCAAAAGAAACTTCACCGATTTCATCTTCAAATTCTAAGCTCTTGTACGCTCTGAATTTTGTTGTAAATTGAGTATTTAATACTCCAGTACCAGCGATAGTAGTAGTTATACCCGAATAACCATCCAATGAGTTCGCACCTATTGAACAAGGAACTTGAGCGTCAACTTCTAAATAAATGTAACCATTTGCGTCACAAATATTATCAAAGGTTCCACCATTACTACCACCTGTTGGGAATACAGTTGTTGTTTGTGAACCATATTGAACAATACCTTTTCCGTATTTTTGAGTAACAACTCTAAATAACAAGTTACTAGCTCCTAATCCAGAAAACGCACCACCTGCAGTTACAACAGCTTTTACTGTTAAATCAGCTAAGAAAGATTCGTTATCCATTACTTGACCATCAGGACCAACTAATTTACCCGCTCCCGCATTTGAGAAACCTGACATAAGAATTAATACTTTTCTGTATTCACCAGCAGTATAACCTGAGTTTACTAATTCAGAACCTGACCAAGCAACTGTTGTGTTATTAGCTGTTACTGAAGAAAAAGTACCTTTAGAATAGTCAAATAATCCTGGAGGGTCTAATGTTGCTTCGTTACCTTCGTAGAATCTGTCATACAAATTCTTATCGTTTGCACCATAACCAGTGTTTGTTCCAGCTGGTCCATTAGGTGCTCCAAAAGGTGCGAAGTGTGTACCACCATCAGTTGGGTCTTGACCCATGTCATAACCCTGAATTTTAGGTACGAAGTAGAACAATTTACCGATAGGTAAGTTCATAGCTTGTACAGATACGATGTCGTTAGCCAACAATTTAGAGAAGACTCTTCTTACGATTGGAAATACAACCGTTTCGAAAGAACCGTCTGATGCTGTGCTAGCAGCTTCGTTAATTAAGTGAGATGCTTGGTTTTCATAAAGTTGAGCGATGTTTTCTTTAACGTGTCCTCTCAAACCTTCCAAGAATCCTAATTTGTCCCATTTGTTAATAGTATCTTCTTTGATAACTTTAAGGTGCTTAAGACCGATGTTACCAACAAGACCTGATTCTAATAATGCTCCCATTTTTTAAAATATTTAGTTTGTTTTTAGTTTATTTTTATTTATTTATTCATTTTTGACATAAGGTCCTTCATTCTTAAGAATTGTGGATTTTCATATGTCTTACTTTCAACCAAATTAGTTGAACCTTTAGTCGGTGTTCTATCAATGTTTTCAACGATAGATTCTTTAACCATTGGTTTACCAACTGAACCTAATTCATCTTTAATAGTTTGATAAAGATTTTTAGACTCTTTGATTGTTTCGACGTTGTCAAAACGTCTCATGATATTTATTTTTTCTGATTTTGTTGTAGTATGTTCAGTGAACAATCTTGTAGCGTAAGCCAAGTTAGAATTGAAAACAGCAACTTCATTTAATTTTTCTCTGAAAATATTTAATGCTTTTCTGTACTCCTCATTCTTAGCTCTTAAGTTTTCAACTTCTTCTTGTAAAGCAGAATTTGTAATAACCTTCATCTTTGGAAGACCTTTTCTTTTTGGAAAATTTCTACTTCCATTTCCGTAGGTTCTTGATGCTTCTTTTGTTTCAGTTTCTTTTGGTTCAACATCTGCATCTTCACCTTCCTTAAATTCAAATTTCTTAGGACCTTTAAAGCTTTCTTTATGTTGTGACATATCTTCTTTAAAACCTTTCATGTTGACTTTACCTGTAGGTAATTCTGATTTAGCTTTTCCCATACCCAAACCTTTTGGTTTAACCATCATACTAGCTTCCATTACTGTAGAGTCATCTTCATCAACATTATCATCTTCACCTAATTCAATTTCGTAAACAATTTCTTCGTCAACTGATTCATTAGTATCACCATCGGCGTCATCATATGACTCTCCTAATGATTTCATCATGTCTTCGTCTTGAAAAGTAATTTTGTCTACATCTAAATCTTCACCAGTTTTCTTAATGATAACTCCGTCATTATCGCCCATACCGTTAAGTACTGCCATAATTTCTTCCATAGATGCTCCCGTCATATCTAACGGTTCTAGTTCATCCTCATCATCCTCATCATCTTCTAATCCCATGTCATCCATATTCATAGAATTTGAATCATCAGGCATTTCATCACCCATCATAGGTCCTTCAATGCCCATAGCATCCAATGAATCTTCATCTTCATCTTCAGCATACATAGTCTCGTCAAGAGACTCTTTTACTAACTCTTCGATTTCTTCCTTCATTGTAGAAGCAAGTATTCCTTTTGCGTTTTCAGTGACAACGTGTTCCAAATTTTTCATTTGTAACAACGCTTCCTCAACT